AACGAAGAAGATTTACTTAATGATTATGAATTAATAGATGTATCAGAAGTTGACTATGATAATGATGATAATTATAATTTAAAAATTGAAGAATTAAATGCGCCTAAACAATCTACATTAAGTAAAATTGTAAACTTAGTTCGTACAGGTAAATCATATCCTAAAAGAAAATCATCACAAGATGGCCAAACTAAACAATCAGGAAAAGAAAAGTTTTTAGTAAGATACCAATATGCACCATTAAAATTTGAAGATGATGCAAGAAAGTTTTGCAAAGCTATGGTTAGAGCTGAAAAAATATATCGTAAAGAAGATATTATTAAAATGGGTAAACAAGAAGTAAATCCAGGATTTGGTAAAGGTGGTGCTTCTACATACTCTATTTGGCTATACAAAGGTGGTCCAAATTGTAAACATAAATGGTACAGAAAAACATATATGCTTACTCAAGCAGGTGTTAAAAGTGAAGTTACAACAGGCAAAGCTAAATCTAAAGGTTTTAAATATCCTGTAAATGATAAATTAGTTCCTGTTGCTCCATTCGATATGCAATACAGAGGTTATACAAAAGCATATTGGGATAAAATGGGATTTGGTAAAAAGAAATAAATTAAAAAATTATGGCAACAGCATTATTTATAAATAGAACGGACTTAGTTAGAAATAGCATACTTGATGGTAATGTTGATACAGATAAGTTTATACAGTTCATTAAGATTGCACAGGAAATAGATATACAGAACTATACAGGTACAGACTTATACAATAAAATATCTACACTAATTGCTAATGGAGAAATTGATGATGTAGCTAATGCTAAATATAAAACATTATTAAATACTTATTTACAACCAATGTTAATTTGGTCTGCACAAGTTTACTATATTCCTTTTGCTGCATATTCTATTAAAAATGGTGGTGTATTTAAACATAGGTCAGAAACAAGCGATACAGTAGGTAAAAACGAAGTAGATTATTTAGTAGATAAGGCTCGTGAATTTATGGAATATTATTCAAGGCGTTTTATTGATTTTATGTCATTTAACCAATCTGATTATCCTGAATATACAAGTAATACAAACGATGACATTTATCCTGATTATGATGCATTATTTAATGGGTGGGTATTATGAGATATAAACCAAAACAAAAAAATATAGAAAAATTAAAAACTTTTTTAAAGAAACAAGAAAATAAAAATAAAAAATATGGCAAGTCTATTTAACACAAGAATATCAGATACATATCAAGGTTTAATAAAAACTATTGATAATGCTGCGATAACTGCATCATTAAAAGAACTTACTGATGGTAATGGTAATTCAACAAGCATTTATTTAAATAATGCAGGGGATTTTAAAGTTACTGCTATATTAGAATTTGGCTCTTTAAAAGATACAGGAGAAAATATAATCATAAGTAAATTTGTAGATGCTGCAGATGGTATAGGAAATAACGACAACGATACTACAATTCCTACTACTGCTGCAATTATAGATTATGTAGCTGCTCAAATTACTATAGAAGATTTAGATTTTACAGGCGATACAGGTTCTGGTCAAATAGATTTAGATTCACAAATATTTGCAATAGGCGGAACTACTAACGAAATCACAACTGTAGCTTCTGGTCAATCATTAACATTATCTTTAGATTCTACAGGTGTTTATTTACCTGACAATTCAACTGCTATTACACAAACAGCAGGAGATAATTCAACAAAAATAGCTACAACATCTTATGTAGATACTTTAGATGCTGCAAGTGATTTAGATTTTAGTGGAGATAGTGGAACTGGCGATGTTAATTTAAACACACAAACATTCGCAGTAACAGGAACAGCTAATCAAATAGAATCAAATGCTTCAAATCAAGGATTAAGTTTACAATTTCCAAGTGCAGGTATTACATTACCAAATGGTTCTGTAGCTACAACTCAAAGTGCAGGAGATAATAGTACAAAGGTAGCAACAACTTCTTACGTTGATACACTTGATGCTGCTTCTGATTTAGATATAACAGATGGCACAAATACAGGAGATGTAAATCTAAACACTCAATCATTAAGTATTTTAGGAACAACAAACGAAATAGATAGCGTTGTAAGTGGTCAAAGCGTTACTTTAGGACTGCCTAATCAAATTAATGTAAATGTACAAGGTAATGTAACAGGAAACGTAACAGGAGATGTTACAGGCGATTTAACAGGTAATTCAGCAGGTACTCATACAGGAGCAGTTATAGGAAATGTAACAGGAAATGTTACTGGAGATGTGACAGGAGACCTAACAGGTAATGCAGATACAGCTACAGCTTGGGAAACTGCAAGAGATTTATCTTTAACAGGTCAAGCAACTGGAACAATATCAAGTGTTGATGGTACAAACAATGTAAGTGGTGCTGTAACGTTAGATAATAATTCAGTAACAGGCAAAGTATTAACAGGATTAACTTCGCCTTCTGCAAGTTCTGTTTTAGCAACAGATACAATAGTAGAAGGTTTTGGAAAACTACAATCACAAGTAAACGGATTAGCAGGTGGATTAAGATTTATGGGTTCGTGGGATGCAGATACAAATTCTCCTGTTTTAGGTTCAGGTGGTGGAGAAGCAGCAGCAGGAACAACAACTGCTACAACTGCAAACAAGTTAGTTGATAGTTCTGCTTCTTTCACAAGTACAGTAACAGTAGGAGACCAAGTAGTTAACCAAGTAGATGGTCAAACTGCATTAGTATCAAATGTAGATAGTGATACAACACTTTCTTTAGATGCTGACATAATGCTAACAGGCGAAGCCTATACAATAGATAATAGTCCTTTTATAACACAAGGACATTATTACGTTGTAAGTGTAGGAGGTACTACAACATTAAATGGTGTTTCTAACTGGACTATAGGAGATTGGGTAATTGCAGGAGCAAACAATCAATGGACTAAATTAGACCATAGCCAAGTAGATGGTACAGGAACTACAGGTAACTTAACTAAATGGTCATCAACAAGTGTAATAGCAGATTCAATAGTTTCTGAATCAGGAAGTGCAATAACAGTAGATGGTTCATTAACAACAAATACTAATTTAACTTCAACTGGAAATTTTCAAGTTGGAACAGGAACAGGATTTTTTACAGCAAATGCAACAACAGGTAATGGATTTTTTCAGGGAGAAGTTGAAACAGGAAGAAAAATAACAATTGCAGATTTAAATTATCCAATTTTAATTGGTAAACATATTGCAGCAGGAAATGGGGATATTCTTTTAAGTATTCAAGGGCAATCAGATAATACACTTTACAGTCAAATAAGATTAAACCAAGCTACTGCCACATATGGCTCAATAGATTTCTTTACGAAAAAAAGTGGAGGATTAACAAATAGCGTTCAAATAACTAATGATACAGGAGATTTAAAACTTTTAACAGGAATTTTAGAAGTAAGTGGAACAGGTACTTCAACTTTTGGAGGAGATGTAACTGTAACTAAATCTGGAAATACTTTATTAAATATACAATCCACAAATGATAATGCTATTATAAAAATAGATGCTAATTCAGGTGGAACAGGGTCAACAAATAATCAAGACCCATATTTACAATTTGCAAGTGGTAACACAATAAAAGCAAATATTCATTATGATAATACAGCAACAAATTTAATATTTCAAACTAACACTAATGCAACTGCCTTAACAATAGATAATTCACAAAACTCAACTTTTGCAGGAAATGTTGATATAACAACAGGTATTATTGAATTAGGTCAAAACAAAATAGATGGCTCAAGTGATAATCTAAAAATATCATCAGACTTTGGTGGCGTAAGTGGTTCTTCTACTATTGAATTTTTAGTTGATGGTAGTGAAAAAATGCGTATAGATAATTCAGGAAATGTAGGAATTACAGAAACAGACCCTTCAGGTTATTGGGGACAAGCAAATAATATAGTAATAGACACTTCTGGGAATGGTGGAATAACAATAAAATCATCAACTTCTGGGAATGGTAGATTAGTGTTTACAGACACAAAAAGTTCAACTGCTGGTAATGCAGATGGTGGAATGATTACATATAATCATACTGATGATGAAATGAGATTTCAGACAAATGGTAGTCAAAAAATAGTAATTGACAGTTCTGGAAACCTCTTAATGGATTTAACTTCTGCAACTACAACAGATGGAAGTAATATTGAGTTAGCATCTTCTACAAGTAGTAGATATTTATTAGCATCAACAGGAACTGGAGGTCATAAATGGACAATGGCAACAGGATTATCTGGTTCTTTAGATTTTTATGATTATACTGAGTCAGCTTATAGATTAAGAATAGACAATTCTGGAAACTCAACTTTTACAGGAAGAATTGATATAGATGGTTCTCCAGTAGCAACTGGCGATACAAGGGCAGAATTATCAATAGATGAAAACAATAGTGCTTCTGCAGGTAGAGGTGGAGGTTTAACATTTGGAAGGCAAGGTAATGTTTATGGTGGAATAAAAACTTTACAAAATACAAGTTCTAATGATAATGCTACTATGTATTTTCAAACTATTGGTGGAGGTACTGTTTCAAATAGAATGGTTATTGATGAGTTAGGAAACGTAGGTATAGGAATTGCTACTGTTGATGATAAACTACATATTTTAGGAAATAGTGCTAAAATACAACAACAAGGTCAGACAGGTATAACGTTAAAATTTAATCACGGTAACAACGCTTCTATAAATGCAGATATAAATATAGCTAATATAAAATCTTTTGTAAGTAGTGGCAGCTCAGGTTTTGAAAGTGGAGGTATTGCTTTTGAAACAAAGCCAGATTCAGGTGCAGCTACAGAAAGAATGCGTATAAACAGTTCTGGTGTTACAACTTTAACAGCCGAAGGTTATCAATTTGCTATAAAAGATGAAAGTAGTGGAAATATAAGTGAAATACTTACATCCAACACGGCAATGGGATTCTTTGCTGATAGAGCTAATGCAGTTGCGAATACATCAATGATATTTAGTATTGATAATGATACTAAAATGACTATAGACAGTTCTGGTCGAGTAGGAATCGGAAGTGGTAACCCACAAAACAAGTTAGACATTGAGCAGTCTGCCGCTGTTTCTGCAAGGCTTTTAGCTACAGGCGCAACATCATCCTCGTTAAAATTAGAAGTAAAAGGAGGTGCTACTCAATTAACAACAACCGAAATACTTGCTAACTCAAGTGGGGCATTGACGTTTGCTACAGGTACTACTTCTTCTACAGAAAGAATGCGTATAGATAGTAATGGAAACATAGGAATCGGAGTTACACCAGAAAGTTGGGCAACTGTTGGAGACACAAAAGCAATTCAAATTTCAACAGGTGGTGCTTTATGGGAAGCGTATAATGGAGTTTTCTTATCTAATAATATATATTTTGACGGAGATAATAAATATATTGCATCACAAGCAGCAGCAAGATTAAGTTTAAGTTCAACAGGAGAATTACAGTTTTTTAATGCTCCTTCTGGAACAGCCGATACTAATGTTCCTCTTGTAGAAAGAATGCGTATTACAAGTGGGGGTACAGTTTTATTTGGTAAATCTGATGGCAGTACAGATACAATAGGATTTAGAATTGATGGTGCTGAATCAACATTAGGTAGAGTGTTTGCAAGTATAACTAATCCTCAATCTACTTATTATCTTCGAGATACAACAAATTCAGTTTATAGATTTTATGTAAGTGGAACAGGTCAGATATATGCAACTAATACA